AGCCAGAGCAATCCATTACCTACGCCCACCAGAATAAGAACGGCCATAGCTACGAGAAACACGGTTTTTATAACCTTCTCCAATTCCATAAGAATCTCCTGTAAAAACATCTAATAGTTTATCAGCGGAACGCTCAAAGAAATTTCGACCTTGAACCCAAGGAGAACTGCTATTATCACGAGCAGAAGCATAAGAAGTATCAGCAGAATATCTCTGCGCGGCTCTGGACTGGTCGGAAGCGTAACGAGAAGCGGAGCTAGACTGAATGGAGCCAAACATAGAGGCCAGCTTTGCGGCATCGGCGGAATACTGGGCGGCGGCCCGGTGCTGGTCTGCGGAATAACGAGTAGCAGCAGCTCCCTGGTCGGCAGCGTAGCGAGTGGCTCCAGCATGGATACCAGCGGAACCGAGAGTAGCAGATTTATTGATCTCCGCGACGATCTGAGACATGGCATTATACTTATCTGCGACAGCTTCTTGAGTGCGGGCATTGATATTGGCACTTTCGAGGGCCTGAGACGCGCTTACAAGGCTCCCTAAGAGGTTTGCAATGGCTCCGGAGGTAGAAGTATCCGTATCGCCTTTGGCGCCGCTAGAAGTCACGCCAGAGGCCGTAGCGCCGCTTCCTACGGCGGCTCCGTTACCATTCATAGCAGAAAGTACAGGATTAAGGCCAGCAGCCATCAGATCACGGACTTCACGCTGATGGGCGGTATTGGACATAAACTCCTGCCAGGAGCGGTTTTTTGCAGCTTCCTCAGCATTGTACTGCATAGCTTTTGCATTCTGCTGCACTTGCCATTCTCTCTGAATTTGGGCCTGCTGTGCAGACCATGCGTTATTTGCCTGGGCAATGCCTTGCATACGGGAAACCTGGTCGGCTGCATTGTTAATTGCTGCATTTGTAGCCATAGTATAACATCCTTTCTAAAAAGTCAAGAGGCCCCCGAAGGGGCCTCCGGGCTTAGTGGTGGTCGATAAGGCCGGGGATAGAGTACATCGGCATAGGACGGGTGCAAAGGTTCTTCACATAGATGTCGGCGAAGAACTGCGCCGCGAGATTATCAGACGCAGCGAGTACACGATTAACTGTGCTGGAATCTTCCTGAATCCATTCGGCAGACAAAGAAGGAAGCTTACTATAATCGTCGGCCAGGTGCCATATATCCAGACTCTTAGCGTAGCTGGAACGCATCTCTCCAGTTACACGGTTAGGCTTATAGCGATACTCTGCCCATGCTTCCTGGTAACCAAAGACTTCATCATCCTCAGCTGTACCTTGGGCATAAAGCTCCTTGTTCTTGATAGCCTGCTCACCGATATTCGCGAAAACGGGCCAATAAAAATCGAACTTGTCCTTCCGGGACCAAAGACGGTCTAGACCCTGTTGGTAGGTATGGTCATAGCGCGCAACCATAACACCGATGATAAAACCATGCTCCGTGAAGGACTTGGTAAAGTCAGAATTGGTGTCCGTAGTCTGAGACATACCGACAACCGTACCTTGCGGAGTAGTAGCGGACTCAGTACCGGACTGTTGAATCACCTGATTGATATTGATGGGAACACGGTTACCACCGAGATACTCGGGACGCTGCAAACGGGCATCCGGAGAAGTCACACCGAAGAAGGAGCGAACCACCTCAGTATAACGAGAACCGCCGCGCGCCTGACGCTCATAGAACTTCTGAATCTGGAAGGCAAGGCGGAGCTGATTAATTGTAGCAACAGAAACAGCACCATCATACACAGCAACGAGACCAGAACCGACAAGACCAGGTACGGCAAGAGAATCCATCTTCTCTTTAGTGGGGACACCCATCACTTTACCTTTCCAGTTATCGGAACCGCCGCCAGAATTAGGCTCAGAATAGAAGCCATTACCATTGGCATAAATATCACCGACCTTAGAACCAGTAGCGCCGGAATTTGCAATAGCAGTACCAGTGTAGGACAATCCGCCAAGGCTCTGACCAACGGAAAGGAACGGATAAGTGAAATTACCATCAGTCAAATACAGCGGGTCACCTGTACCGTAAACCGGAAGCTCGGAACCGAGAGAAACCGGGATAGACACGTCCGGGCCTTTCTGAGGAGCCGGGAGAGCACTGGTGAAGTAATCATGATACTTAGCGGCCTTATAGGGTTTACCACCCTTCGCAACATCAGTTACGAAAGTAGTAGAGTTAACTCCAGCCACAGTAGCATCATCCACAGGAACAACAAGAGGATCTTGTAAATTTTCATCTCTGAACCACTCATTCATGATAAGGGCGTAAGCACGGAAGGGAAGAGCGGAAACACTGAGGTTTGCAACTCCAGTGGGGATACCGAAGTAGTCGGCAATCGTACCAACTTCCCAACCAGTATCAGCGGGACTAGTAATCTGGGGCATGGCGTACTCCGTCTCAGGAATCCAGGCGCTTTCCGTGTTCTCACCGCAGAACTCTTTCCAATGCTGCCACACAAGGCGATTGGGCACAAAGAAATAGTAGGTATCCAGATAGAGGTTATCCATGAGGGGGGTTAAGAGGGTCTGCATCCGGACAACTTTCGAGGTTTTCACGTTGAAGGTATCGCCGGGGAGTACCTCTTCCAAGAAGAAAGGGACGATATCACCTGTATTGAACGTGGTCTTCACGCTAGAAGAACGGTCAAAACGGCTCCGAGAAATGTCTACACGGGGAAGCAGGGAAAAATGGGATTCTGTATTCCGGTTCATTCTTTAACCTCCTTTGCAGATTCGGGAGTGGGTTGGGGAGTGGGTTCGGGTTCACGCTTAATACCGAGCTTGTCCAGGAAGTCAGGCTCATTGGAAGAAGCCAGAAACTCAGTGAAACTATGACCAAACTTCTCACGGATTTCAACGGGAAGAGACATGAACTGACGCTCCATCTCATTCATGTGATTGAGGGCCTCAGCATAGGTCTTGGGGAAATCCAGAACATCACCATAGAAGCCCTGGGCCTTGGAAAGAGCATCCACATCACCGCGCGCATAACGCTCCATGAGGACGTGAAGGTCTACACTCTCAGCATGGGATTGAATCTCAGCATAGGTATCAATGCGGCCAATCTCATCCAGTACCACACGGCCTTTCTCATCATAGTGACCGCCGTAGCGGATGTGTTCACGCTGGCCGGGTTCGGCGTGGATGCGGTCGTGGGGGTCATACTGCGTTCTGAACATTAGACATCCTCCTTCAAAACAGCGGAAGCATCGGAAAGCTGGACAGGGGGCCACTCAGGAATAATCTCGCCATGCTCATTGTCAAACTGGCCGACACGCCAGAGCGTATAGTCTGCGGAATGGGAGCGAAGCAGGGAATCCGGCTGACGAACTGCGTGCTCAAAGTTACGGATAGCCGAGGCGTCGTTGTAGTCCACGTTGGCGGGCATGAACGTAGTCTTGGCGTCCTTGATAGCATAGATACCGTAAGTCATTTTACATACCTCCAAAAAATCCGCTGAGCGGTTGTAATGGTCTTCACTTCATCCACCGTATAGAAGCGGCAGAAGAAAACACTGTTGGGGTCTACGGGGTCGATCAGGGCAACGAGAAAGCCGGGGCCTTTGCCTTCGACCTCTGTATAATTGACGGAACACTTGAAACCTTGAATAGTCAACATAGAACGAAGAGAACGAGAAAGATTCTTTTGTTCATCCGATATCAAAGCCGAATACCTCCACGGAAGATTTTCGGGGCGATGTTGACCTTCTTAGACTTGGCAGCAGTACGCTTGAACACACGCTTGTCAGTAGCCTTACGCATCTTCATAGCAGATTCCTCCTTAATGGTTTTATTTTGTCTGTAAAGTTCTGTTCCTCTACAGCAAGTAACTCGTCTAACTCGAGGGATGTTTTCGAGAGCTTGGACTTCTGTGCATCCAGGGCAAGGCGCTTCTTAATCTCCTTGAGCTCCTTGGACCTCACTGGGTCTTCAATCTCGAAGAGCTTCTCGAAGTAGCGCGGGGGTCTAAACTTGCGTCCTCCTTTTGGAGTTGAGATGTTGATGTAATCCGAATCAAAAACTCCAGGATGTGACTCGTAATAGTCACGCGCAATGCCAGGCCGGCGGGACATGAGACTAAACTCAGGGCAAATACGGTGCTTTTCATAGAAATCGTGCTCCTTTCGATTTAACTTCTTAGTAACATACCGGGCGGTGTAGGCACATGATTCCCACGTGACTTCACCGACAACGACGAATCCGATCGGATTGCCGTCAGAATCGAGCCAGCAAGACTGCAACTTGGGGGAGTTGTAGTAGGTGTAAAGTTCACCTCCTTCACGAACTGTCTTATAGGGCACCAGATCATCCAAGTGCAGACCAAAAATGATAGCGTGATAGTGGGGGCGGAACGTCTGGGAACCATACTCACCACAGGCAAAGAAACGAATGTGGTCATCCGGGAAACGGCGGCGAATACGCTTCATGAGCAATTGAAAATCTCTCTTGCAAAGAGTGAGGGAAGGGATGGCCTCTCCGGTCTCCGGGTCTGGATAGTAAGAGCGGGGGACATGGTCATCATCGTAAGTAAAAGTACAGAACCAGGCGGCGTCATGAGCTTCACGTTCGAGCATCAAACGGTTAGCCCACTGGCGGGAATACTCAATGCGGCAGCCGAGACACTGGCCGCAGGGGAGAGCAATAGGCTCGAATTTGTCCATCTGGTCGGGCCGGGGATGAAACTTGATAACTGCTTTTCCGGTCTCCGGATTGACGAACTTGGATTTGTAGGCGTATACTGGATGGTAGCAACTCATTTCAGCACCACGTAATTCTCATAAAAAGATTCAACCTCATGATCACCGTAATCACTAACAGCCCTAGTAATAAGAACATCACTAGCGCCACTGTGATCGGAAAAACGAATATCTATACAAGAATCAATGGTCCAATTCATGTTCGCATGATACAAATCTCTCAAAGTCATTGTACATTCCTCCGATAACATAACACAAAAATTTTCGGCACTCTGACGAACTCTAATAGAGTTCTATTTGTACTATAATTGTACCAAACTTTTCTTTTGTGCAAAAAAACGCCGGAGAGGCGGGCCTGACCGGTCCCCCTTACCATTACCATAACAATGACCATAACCATCACCATAACCCTAACTCTAGCTATTACCATAACGGGAGAATTTTACAAAATCCTCCCGGAGATTGCATAGAGCCGTGCATCAGATGGGGAGGGGACGCCTTTTCTTGAGAGGAGTGGTTTTTCGTTGGCAGAGGAACACAAGAAGAGTTTTATGCTGTATTTCGATAATTTTCCCTGTGTGGCGGCCCTGGACGCGGAGCAGCGGGGGGAACTGCTGCTTCTGTTGTACCGCTATGCCATGGCGGCGGACAAGGCTCCCACGGATCCGGAGGAGGTTTTGCGGCAGCACCCGGGCTTGAGGGAGGAGACCCGCATGGCCTACCGGTTTCTGGCGGAGACCATTCGGCGGGATACAGAGAAGTGGAAGGAAAAGCAGCGGCGCTACCAAGAGGCGGCGGCGCGGCGGCAGGGGGATGGGGCGATCTCCCGGCAGGCCCTGGAACAGGCCGCGCCCAAGGATTACAGCGACATCCGGAAGTACCTACGGGACGTCTCTACCGCTGGTCGGTTGCCAAAATCGGACCC